TGCCGCTGACGACCAGGTCGGGCGCGGCCGCTCGGGTCGTGGTGCTCTGCGTCACCGGCAGCTTGCGACAACCGTACTGGTAGGCCATGATGCCGCCCAATTCGACGTTCGCCCCGCGGGTGCTGATGTAGGGCTGCACGTACCGCTTGAGCGGCTTGTAGATGTCCAACATCAGGAACTTGTCGTCGGCCCCGGCCACACTCGAAACGCTCGCGCCGTTGATCGCCGCCCCGGTGCCGGTCGTGCTGGTCGCGTGATACGCCTGCAACGTCATCAGATCGGTAGACCCGCAGGTGCCGACGTTTGCCACGAAGCAAACGCCCTCGCAGCCGAGCGTGTCAATCCAGTCGCCGCCCTTTTTGCCAGTCGACCCGGAGGCCACCGGCGCAAATGCCAGGGTTCCCCGGATGTTGTCGGAAAAGTTACCCATCGTTTATCCTCTCGATACTTGGTGATTTGTTGACGGTTGAAAATTGCCCGACCCGCAGGGAGGCACCACGGGCCGGGCGTTGCAACCCGCCGTTAGGCGAGCTTCACTCGGGCGAACGCCTCCGCCAGCACTGGCATCCCGTCCGTCTCCGCACGGACGATGAAGCCCACCTGGTTCGTGGCCGCGTACAGCTCCTCAAGCCGCTGCACCTGCATCGACAACGACTCGGCGATCCAGTAGTTGCTGAAGTCGCCGAGGATGCCCACGTACAGGCCGGTGGTGAACGTGTTTGGCACGTACTCCGAGCCGATGTACGGAATGTCGAGGATCGTGTCCGGCCGGTTGCCGGCGATGCCCGCCTGCCAGAGGTACTGGCCGTTACCGTCCTTGATCTTGCGGATCTGCTTCAGCGCGTCGCGATGGAACATCCACCGGGCATTGCTGAGATATTGCGGCTTCAGCTTGTAGACGCACTCGATCAGGCCATCGCCCTTGATCGCCGTGGTCGTGTTGCCGGTGGAGACGTCCTGCGCGGTGCCGATGCCGTCGTTGCTGGCGGTGAACACGCCGAGCGGTTGGTTGGCACCCGTGCCGTTCAGGAAGGCGTTTTCCTGCACGACGGCCACCTTGTACGCCATGCGATCGCGAACGATCTGCTCGACGTTCAGCCGTGCCTTCCGCAGCAGCGGCCGGCTGACCTTGATCAGCTTCGACATGGGGTGCGGGGTGAGTTCCCGCTTGCCAAACGCGAGCGAGCTGTCCTCGCCGGCCGAGGTGATCTCGCCGGTCCACGCCGTGTCGGCGATGTCCGTGGCGAGTGCCGGGGCACCGAGGGACTCGGCCGAGGCGAGCGGGTAGACGGTGGCCAGTCCGCGGACGGCCACCATGTTGTCGACCGCCTGGATCAGCTCGCTGACGAACTGCTCCGGAGCGACCAGGTAGCCGGCCTGCTCATCGACGTCGACCTGGAGGGCACGCTGCTCGGCACTGGTCAGACCGCTGTAGCCGCGCTGGAGATAGCCGGTAAAGGCCATGCGATAGTCGGGCGTGTCGGGCTGGCCCTGAGTGGCCGCACGGTTCTCGACGGTCGGTCGCGGCCCCTCGTCCCGCTGGGCCTGCTGCTGCTCGATCTCGGCCAGCCGGGCATCCAGCTCGGCGGCCTGCCGCTGCTGGGCCTTGACCTGCTCGATCTTCTCGCCCAGGTCGTCGTATTCGCCGTTCAGCCGGTCCCACTTTTCCCGCAGCTCGGCCAGGGCCTCGTCGCCCGCCTCGCTGATCGCTTCGCGCGTCTCGCGCAGGGCCGCAAACACTTCGGCCCGCTTCTCTAGAAGTTGTTTCAGGTCCATCATTGGCTCCCGCGTTATGCCGACGCGGGACCAATTAAAAACGGCTCGCGCACGTCGGCAGGGACATAACGTCACTACCAAACACGCGCCAGCCGTTTAGACAGCTAGCTGCTATGTTCACGATGCGGGCGACCGTCTGGGCGGGCCCGCTGAAATTCGGTTGTCACACGCCAATCTACGAGTGGCGGCCGGGATGGTCAACGACGAAACCGGGCCACATTGCCCGCCGGATCTCCGCAACCGACGTGCTGAAATGCCGGGCCATCTGCTCCAGCGTCGGAGGCCGCCCGGTCACCGCCTGAATCGTCCGACTGTACTCCCGCAGTTCATTCTCCGTCGGCATCGTCCGCCTCCAGTTCCGCCAGCCGCTGGTCGCACTCCCGCTCGGTCAGTGTGCGGTCCATTTCTGCCAGCAACTGCTGCCGCTCTTGTTGCTGGCGGACGTGCTCGCGGGCCGGGTCCGCCGAGCGGGCCTGCACGCTGGTCGCCTCGTAGGCCGGGAAGGTGACCGGCCCGACGTCCAACACCTTGGCCCCGCGGATCTCCCGCACCTCGCGGCCGTTTTCCACCTTGTAGTCGTCCTCGGTCACGAAGAACGAGAACGACGACCCGCTCACGTCGCCCCGCCGGACCAGGGCGGCCACGTCCCGGCCGGTCTGGGTATCGGGCGGGTCGATCTCGTAGGCGAGCCCCTCGCGGCTGCTCTTGACACGCAGCGTGCCGGACGAGCGACGACCGAGCACCTCGTTCGCGTCGTGGTTGAACAGCCCGCGAATGTCGTCGCCCGCCTCCAGCGTCGCCTTGAACGCCCCGCGGCGGATTCGCTCGATCGGGCCGCCCTCCCAAAGTTCGTACTCGGTCCGCTCGGTCCCGTCGTAGTAGACCGCGGCCAGACCGGCAATCACCGGCTCGCCGTCGCCGCGTTGCTCCAGCGTCACGGGCGAAAACGTCGCTTGCAGCACCCGCTGCTCGGGTTGGGGTTTCTTCGTTGCTGTCGCCATGATTATTCTCCGTAGATGATTCGGGTGATTTCCTCGGGCACCAGCTCGGCCAGGCGGCCACAGGCCCGCTCGCAGTCCGCTTCCAGCGACCGCGGCGTGCTGTCGCGGCACAGGGCATCCCAGCACAGGCCGAGCTGCCGGCGGATCTGCTCGACGATGCCGCCCGGCTCCACGCCACAGACCTCGGCCACCTCGCCGACCATCTCCGCGACCGACCCGGCGTGGTCGCCCCACCAATGTTCGGCCCAGTCGCCGAACCGTCGATGATCCTTGCTGGCCCGTCGAGCGTGGACGCAACAACGGCGGACCGCCCGGCCGATCGTGGACCGCAGCAACCGGGCACGGGCACCCTCGGCGGGCGTCTCATCATCGGGCGTGTCGTCGGCCGGTTCGTCCGCCGGCGGATCCTCGGGCGGCTCCGGCGGCATGTCCGGCACTTCGTCCGGCCCCTCCTCCTCGGCGTCAAGCCACCCGATGTTCTCGGGCTTGCGGAACCGGTCGCCCAACTCGCCGATCCCTGGCAAATTCAGCTTTTGCCGTGCCTCGTTCGCAGTGGCCAGCCCGTTGTTGACCTCCGTCACTAGCGTCTCGATCGTCGTGCGGCTGTCCGCCCGCAGCATTGCCTCCCGCATAAACTCAATCGAGTGGCTGTCGGTCTGCTGCTCCGGTTCGGTCAATAGTTTTGTCCGGCACTCGTCCTCCCAGGTCGTCAACCACGGATCGAACGAATGCTCCAGTAGCGACCGCATCTCCTGCTCGAGCGATGCGTAGCTGGTGCGACTGTCGTCGCCGACCAGGTGCGGCGGGAGATTCAAGAGGTTGGCGATCTGCTTCGCGTCGAACCCGCGGGACTCGATCAACTGGGCATCCTTCGCCGCGACGGTGAGCGGTTGGTACTTCAACCCCTCCTCGAAGACGGCGATCCTGAACGACTTATCGGTCCCGGTGTGCATCTTGTCCCAGTTGCGTCGCAGGTTCTCCCGGGCCTCGGCCGACAGCTTGCCCGGGTACATGAGCATCCCATCGGTGTGGGCCCCGTTGCCGAAAAAGGCCCCGGTCAACTGCTGGGCCGCGATCCCCAGCCCCAACGCCTCGGCCGCGATCTCCAGCAGCGAATAGCCGACGAACCCATCGTGAGACAAACCGCGGACGTGCAACACCTGATTCGGCTGCAGCCGCCAGTGCTCGCCGTTGACCTGCGTGACGTATTGCAGCCTGCCGTCCTCGCCCACCACGGTCGTCTGATGCGGACGCAGTGGCCACAGGCCGACCGGCTCGCCCCCGCCAGTTCGCTCGATCCAGGCGTAACCGTTCCCCTCCAAAATGGCGTGAGCGGTCAGCGTGCGTTTGAGCTGCAACGCGGTCAGCGTGTCGTTGGCCCGGTGCCGCAGTAGGCGGTAGGCCGGGTGCGTGCGGGCCCGCTCCTTGCCGCCGTCCGCCTGGTTGCGGTAGACGTAGAGCGGCAGCTTCGCGACCGTGTTGCTGATGACGTTCGTGCCCCGCCAGACGGGCGGGAACCCGAGCACGCTGACCCGGTCCACATCGACCCCCGAGGTGACCTCGCGGCGGCCGAGGATCTTGACCAGGGCCGGGTCGCTCAGGTGCGTGCCGGCGGTCCACGTCGCCCGCTTCTCGCTGTAACCGAGGATGGTGCTAATCATTTGCGTTCGCCCGTATGGTTCCTAGGATCGAGCCGGCCAACAGTAGCACCCCCCCGACGATGACCGCCGCCGGGCCGTCGTACACGGCCAGCCCGCCGCAGATAGCGACGTATCCGACCAGTCCGGCAGTATTGCGTATCAGTTCTGGATTCATAGAATCAGCATTTCGTTCGACTCGTAGGTGCTCGACGTATCGCCTGCGGTCAACGCGCGGCTCAGGGCGATCACCAGCGCGGCGATGCCGTCGATCCGCTCGGTCGACTTCGCCTTGTCCGGCTTGATGTTCCCCGCCGGGTCGGGCCGCACCACGACGTTGCCGGCCATCCAGCGCAGCACCGGATTGCCGCCGTGCCGCAGCAGCCCCGCCACGACCAACCGTTCCAGCTCCTTCGTCGGGTCGTTCAGCGAGACGAACCCCTGCCGCACCTCGACCATCGGCAGGCCGTCGTCTTCGAGCAACTCGCCGGTAATCTGCCGGGCGTTCCACGGATCGAACCCGATCTGTTGCACGTCGTGCTCACCGGCAAGCCGGACGATCTCCCGTCGGACGTAGCCGTAGTCGATCACGTTGCCGGGCGTAAGCGTCAGTAGCTTCTGATTGGCCCAGGTCAAGTACGGTACGCGGTCCCGTCGCTCCCGCTGCCTGGCCCCGTCCTCCGGTATCCAGAAATGCGGCAGCACGTCGAACCCGCCCGCCTCGTTCCGCCAGACCAGGACAAATGCGGTGATGTCGCGGGTCGTCGACAGGTCCATTCCTCCCCAGCACGGCCCCTCGCAGACCGGCTGTCCGTCGCACCGGTCCCACTTATCGAGTTGTAACCACCGGACGTCCTGCTCCGTCTTGAGGTTTAGGTGCAGCCGCTTGAACGTGTTCTCATAGCTCGGCTCGTTCTGGGCCCGCCGGCACTCCCGCTCCAGGTAGTCGAGCTGCACGCTCACGCCGAGATTGGGATTGCAGCGAGCCCAGACCTCCGGGTCGGTCCAGTCATCCTCGGCGGTGGCCTCGTAGATAATCGGCAGGAACGAACTGTCTTCGATCACCCCGTCGCGGACCTTCGTCGCATAGTCGTGCTTCCGGTTGCACACCGATGGCCGGTGCCAGTCGGCCGTGGTGATGTGGATCAGCAGCGGCTCGCGGCGTGCCCCCATCGACGTTTGCAACACGTCGACCAGATCGCCGTTCGGCTGGGCGTGCAGCTCGTCGACAACGACCATGTGCGAGCTAAACCCGTGCTTCGTTTCCGACTCGGCCGAGAGGGCCTTGTAGAGCGAGTTCTCGGCCGGGTACTCGATCGACTTGAACGTCTTGTAAACCTTTGCCCGGCTGTCGAGCAGCGGTTGCCGGGCGATCATCCCCGCCGCGTGACGGTAGACCAGGGCCGCCTGCTCCCGTTCCGCAGCCGCGGAGTAAATCTGAGCCCCCGGCTCGTGGTCGCAGAACAGGGCGTACAGGATGATGCCGGCGGCGAGTGGCGTCTTCCCGTTTTTCCGGGGCACGTAGACGAACGCCTCGCGGTAGCGTCGCAGACCGTCCGCCCGCTTCCAGCCGAACATCGTGCCGACGATCGCCCGCTGCCACGGTTCGAGGTAAAACGGCTGGCCCGCCTTCTCCCCCTCGATCAGCACCAGGCACTCCTCGAAGAACTCCACGGCCAGTTGCGCAGTCTCGACGTCGAACCGCTCGCCCTTTGCGGCGGTCGCCCACGGGTCGTAGCCGGGCAGATGTTCGCGGCAGAGATTCCGCCACTCAGTCGCCCGCTTTCGCCGCGAAGAATCGGTTTTTGTCGTCGCCGTCGCCACGTTTCGCCGTCCCTGTTCCAAGCCCCGCCACACTCGCCGGCGTCAGACCAAACTCCTTTGACGCCTTCAATACCTGCTCCCACGCCGCCTGTCGCTGCCGTGCCGCCGGG